TAAAGGCGGTTATGCTGACTATTCAACATCTAAATGGTCGAGAAGAGAACGTGCTCTAGACGAAACTGAAAGAGCGTCAATCGACAAACATGGTTTACATAATTTAACAGATTATAGACCAAAAGAACCATCTGAAGCAGAAGTAAAAATAATCAAAGAATTATTTGAAAAATCTGTTGATGGTGAAGCATATGATCTTGAAAAGTATGGACAGTATTATAGACCTGCAGGAACATCTGCACCTAAAATATCAACTCCAACAGCAAGTAAACCTGCTCCAGTTGAAAAAACAGCAGATCCAGTAAACTCTGATGTTAAAATTGGAAAACCGGCAACAACACCAGCACCAGCAACAAATGGTGATAGTGCTAAAAGAGCCGAAGATATATTGAAGTTGATTCGTTCAAGACAATCTCAATAATTTAACTTACCAAGACCTTGATTACTATTGACGATCAGGGTCTTGTATGCTAAAATAGAATTATGGTTAAACCTTTTGACGTAACAAAATTTAGAAAAAGCATTACAAAGTCTATACAAGGACTTGGTGTAGGATTTAGTGATCCTACAGACTGGATAAGCACAGGAAATTATGCATTAAATTATTTAATAAGTGGAGACTTTAATAAAGGTATTCCACTAGGCAAAGTAACAGTACTTGCTGGAGAACCAGCGTCGGGTAAATCTTATATTGCATCAGGTAACATTGTTAAAGAAGCACAAAAACAAAATATATTCGTTATACTAATTGATTCAGAAAATGCCTTAGATGAAAAATGGCTACAAGCACTTGGCGTTGATACTAGCAAAGAAAAACTTTTAAAATTAAGTTTATCTTTAGTTGATGATGTAGCAAAAACTATATCAGACTTCATGAAACTATACAGAGAAGAAAATAAAGATGACAAAGAAAATGCACCCAAAGTATTAATTGTTGTTGACAGTTTAGGTATGTTACTAACTCCAACTGACGTAGATCAATTTGAAAGAGGTGAAATGAAAGGTGATTTAGGACGAAAAGCAAAGTCTTTAACAGCACTAGTTCGTAATTGCGTTAATATGTTTGGCTCATGGAACGTAGGACTTGTAGCAACTAATCACACTTATGCATCACAAGATATGTTTAATCCTGATGATAAAATATCGGGCGGACAAGGATTTGTATATGCATCATCTATTGTAATAGCAATGAAAAAATTAAAACTTAAAGAAGACGAAAAAGGAAACAAAATTACTGAAGTACGTGGCATTAGGGCGGCTTGTAAAGTTATGAAAACACGTTTTTCAAAGCCGTTTGAATCAGTACAAGTAAAAATCCCTTATGAAACAGGTATGGATCCATTCAGTGGATTAGTAGAATTATTTGAAAAAAAAGGAATTTTAGTACAATCTGGTAATAGACTCAAGTATGTTAACTCTGCAGGAAAAGAACATTTAGACTTCAGAAAATCTTGGATCGGAGATAAATTAATTATGTTGATGGATGATTTTGATAAATTATCTACAACAACCGAACCCAAGGAAGAATTAAATGGCCGAGATGACACATGAAGACATTGAACGTATTTGGAATTCGTTCTCTCATTATGTACCAGATAGACAAAAATCAGATGCCGCAGTTGAATTTGTTAATACATTAAAAGATATGAGTATTGATGAAACACAAATAAAGGCATCATCTGAGTACGATCCGAAGTTAGAAGAAGCAATAGGTACTGTTTTTGAAGACGAGGGCGAGAGCGATTACGATTATGGCAATGATGACGAACTGGTATACTAAAGTAAGCAAAGACATTTCACTCATTCCGGAGTGTATTAAGTATTTCGAAACCGAATACCAACAAGCAAAAAAAGAATGCTCAATATGGGGTAATTTAGAAAAAGCCTCTGCTTCAATGCCCGGCGTTGTTGAGCATAGATTTAACCAATTACAAGAAATTGAAGCAATCCTAGAGTATCTTAATATCGAAAAACGTAGATTAAGATCTAAAACATTTCGAAATTTTTTGGAAAGTTACAATAGAGCATTAACATCACGTGATGCTGACAAGTATGTTGATGGGGAAGCCGATGTTGTAGATTTAGAAAAAATAATAAACGAATTTGCACTTATAAGAAACCAATGGTTAGGCATTACCAAAGGACTAGACCAAAAACAATGGCAAATTACAAACATTGTTAAATTGCGTGTAGCAGGGATGGAAGATGCCAACATCAAATAAAATAATCCTTACAGACGTAGACGGTGTATTACTAGAATGGGAAAACCATTTTACTAAATGGATGTTACAGCGAACACTCTTTGATGAAAAAGGAAGTAGAGTTTACCCATATAGATTGTTAGAAGATAAAGAAAACACTTACGAAATGGCAGAACGTTTTGGTGTTACTAAACTAGAAATTAGAAAAGAAATTAGAGAGTTTAACAAAAGTGCTTGGATGGGAACACAATCCCCAATGCCAGATTCACAAACTTGGATTAAACTACTACACGCAGAAGGTTGGACTTTTATACCAATTACATCACAAACTTCAGATATTCCTGCACAAGAATTACGTAAAAAACGACTAGAAGAATTATTTGGTGAAAATATTTTCTACAACTTTCATATACTTGAAACAGGATCGGATAAAGATTCGGCATTTGCAGAATTTCACAACACAGGATTATGGTGGGTTGAAGACAAATGGACAAATGCGTTAGCAGGTTTAAAATTTGGATTAAATGTATTATTATACGATCGTCCTTACAACAGAGATTGCAATCACCCCGAAATTACCAGAGTAAATAATTGGCAAGAGGTTCATAAGATTGTAAGCAAAAAATGACATTTAAAGTTTTTATAGGCTGGGATAGTACAGAAGATATTGCATATCAGGTTGCTCGACATTCAATTTTAAAAAGAACAAAATCTGATGTCGATGTTAAACCGATTAAGCAACATGAGTTACGATCAGCAGGAATTTATGCTCGTCCTCGCGATAAAAAAGCATCAACAGAATTTAGTCTTACACGTTTCGCAGTTCCAACTTTATGTGATTATAAGGGTTGGGCAATTTTTTCAGATTGTGATTTTTTATGGTTATGTGATATTGAGGAAGTTTTTAATATGGCTGACGACAAGTATGCTGTAATGTGTGTTCATCATGATTATAAACCAAAAGAAGAAGTTAAGATGGACGGTAAACAACAATTTATATATCCACGAAAAAACTGGAGTTCAATGGTTTTATGGAATTGTGAACACCCACAAAATAAATTACTTACAAAAGATGCAGTAAATCATCAAACACCGGGTTGGCTACATCGGTTTGAATGGCTTAAAGATTCAGAAATTGGAGAAATACCTTATCAATACAATTACTTAGAAGGATGGTATAATACAAATGATGCAAAAGTTGTTCATTTTACACGTGGAGGACCATGGCATGAAGGATATGAAACTCCCGATGACATGAATATTACATCATGGAACGATGTTGAGTATGGAAAAGAATGGCGAGAAGAAGAAAAAGACTTTTTAAAAACTCAATTATCAAGTTGGAATTACAAATCTATTCGTCTTAGACTACCAGTATCAAAGGGGGGAGAGCATAAAGAGTATGATGATAATCACAAATATTTTTGGAAGAATAGATGAGTTATTCTGTTTTACAAAATTATAAACAAAATGAACATTTTTTTGAACAACCTTATCCACATATAATAATTCCTAAATGTTTACCACACGAAACTTACGAACTTTTATACGAAAGTTTTCCTGTAGAAATTGTTAAAAAAAATTTTCAACTAGTTGAAGAACATACATATAGAGGATTAGCAAATGACTTTATTAGATCTAATAGAGTAAATGTACATAATCGATGGAAAGATTTTTTCGAATTTCACACATCTCGTGAATTTTATAACCAAGTTTTAAATATTTTTGAACCATATATTAAAAATTATAGTTGGGTTAAAGAACAACCTGTAAAAGTTCGACATAGTCCTGGTGAAACTAAAATAGTCACCGACACACAATTTGTAATACACAAACCAACAAAAATTACAACAAGAACAGACCATATTGATAACCCTGCTGAATTATATGCAGGATTGCTTTATTTTAGACAACGAGGAGATATTAG